CAACAAAGAAAAGAACTGCTTTTGTTGAATTATAATGTCTAGACTATGGAGGATATGGAAGTATGCGTTGGGTAGCTTCGCTGATGAAAGAACTAAACGATACGACAATCACGTTGTTTTGGTACGTTCTACTATTTTCTTTTCTTATCTCATTACTAATTGTTTTATTATTGCAGGGGTGATTCGACATTGGAATTAAAAGACTGGTTAAATTCTATTAATCAAACAAAGAAACATTTGATTGATGAAGATCCTTCATTGGAGAAAGAGTATTCTCCATATATTATTAATCGAATTTTCTCTGGACATCTTGATGCAATCATGTTTTCTAATGAGATGAATAGGTATCATTTCCTACCAAAAAAACTTCAATATGATTTTTATCTAAATACACTGAGAACTAAGAAGAGATTCTCTCCTTGGTTACGTAAAGATGAGATTAAAGATCTTGACTTGGTGAAACGTTATTATGGTTATAGTAACGAAAAAGCAAAACAGGCTCTAAGAATCCTAACAAAAGAACAACTTAATTTTATAAGATCTAAATTTGAAACTGGAGGAAGACGATGAGCGTGGTTCAAGAACCTGAAGTAAAGTGGGCACCCGAACAGATGGTAGAGGTGACGCTAAACGAACCAGATGATTTCTTAAAGGTAAGAGAAACTCTCACAAGAATTGGTGTAGCATCAAGAAAGGAAAAGAAGATATATCAATCATGTCATATACTGCATAAGCAGGGAAGGTATTTCCTTGTTCACTTTAAAGAATTATTTGCACTTGATGGAAAACATGCTAACCTTACTTCTAACGACGTTCAGCGTAGGAACCGTATTGCTCAGTTGCTTGCTGATTGGGGATTGGTTGGTATCGTAGATGCTACTAAGATACAAGATATTGCACCTCTAAATCAAATTAAAGTATTAGCATATAGAGATAAAGGCGATTGGATACTAGAAACAAAGTATAATATAGGTAGCAAGAAGAAAAAAGTTGACGAATCCTAATAGTCTTTATAATGGTATTAATGAACGTCTTTTCTATACATTAGGAAAACGTCCTGACAGTGCTTCACTTCATGATTTTTATATGGCATTAAGTTATGCTGTAAGAGATCAGATGATGAATTACTGGTTGTCTATGGAACCACCTACTGGAAAGGAGGTGGCATATCTATCTGCAGAATTTTTAATTGGACCACAACTTGGAAATAATCTTATAAGTCTTGATATAAAGAAAGAGGCAGAAGAAGCATTAAAATCATTTGGATATACTTTAGATCAGATTTTAGATGTAGCAGAAGAACCTGGATTAGGTAATGGTGGTTTAGGAAGACTAGCAGCATGTTATATGGACTCTCTAGCAACCTTACAGGTACCTGCTACTGGTTATGGTATAAGATATAAGTATGGTATTTTTAAGCAGCAGATAAGGGATAATCAGCAGATAGAAGTTACTGATAATTGGTTACATGGAGAGTGGCCATGGGAACTTTGTCATCCAGACGAATCTGTATTAGTTGGATTTGGTGGTAAAGTAGAGAACTATGTTTCAGATAGAGGAAATTATAGAGTACGTTGGGTTCCTGACGAACAGGTCATTGCTGTTCCATATGACATCCTTCAATTAGGATATAAGGTTAATAACTGTAATAGAATAAGACTTTGGAGAGCAGATGCTACTGAAACATTTGATTTCTATGCATTCAATATAGGTGACTATATGGGATCAGTAGAGCAGAGTGTTTCTTCTGAAACTATTTCTAAGGTTTTATATCCTAATGATGGTACAGATGCAGGTAAAGTATTAAGATTAAAGCAACAACATTTCTTTGTGAGTGCATCTCTTCAAGATATGTTGAGAAGTTTAGATAAGCGTGGATATGAAATAGAAGACTTCCCACATCATTGGCAGGTTCAGTTAAATGATACTCACCCTGCTGTTGCTGTAGCAGAACTAATGAGACTCCTTGTTGATGAAAGGCATCTTGAATGGGAACAGGCATGGGAAATAGTAACTAAGTCTATTGCATATACAAATCATACATTAATGCCAGAGGCATTAGAGAAGTGGGATCTTAAATTATTTAAGACTCTTCTTCCAAGACACATGGAGATTATCTATGAGATTAATAGAAGGTTTTTACAGGTAGTTAGACTTCATTATCCTGGCGATGATAGTATGTTGCAGAAGATGTCTATTATAGATGAGAGAGGTAATAAGGCAGTTCGTATGGCACATCTTGCTACAGTAGGATCTCATCATGTGAATGGTGTTGCTGCATTACATTCTGAATTAGTTAAGACTCAGTTGATGCCAGAGTTCTATGATCTATGGCCACATAAGTTTACTAATGTTACTAATGGTGTTACTCCAAGAAGATGGATAGCATCTTCTAATCCAGGACTTACTGAAGTTCTTAATGATACTATTGGTACTGATTGGGTAACTAATATGGAGTTACTTAATAAGTTGGAGGATCATCAATATGATCCCATACTTAATGAGAAAATTGGAGAAACAAAGTTACTTGGTAAACATCATTTAGCAACGTATATTTTTGATAATCTAGGTATAGCTGTAGATCCTTCTAGTATGTTTGATGTGCAGGTTAAACGTATACATGAGTATAAGAGACAGCATTTGATGGCTCTTTGGATTATTGCACAGTATTTGAGAGTTAAAAATGGAGTTGATATTGTTCCTCGTACATTAATATTTGGTGGTAAAGCAGCACCAGGATATTATATGGCAAAGTTGATTGTTCAATTTATATGCCATATAGCAGAAGTGGTCAATACTGATCCTGATATGGATGGTAAGTTGCGTGTGATATTCTTACCAAACTATAGTGTTAAGTTAGGAGAGAAAGTATATCCTGCTGCTGACTTATCAGAACAGATCTCTACTGCTGGTAAAGAAGCATCTGGTACTGGTAATATGAAGTTCCAAATGAATGGTGCTCTTACTATTGGTACATTAGATGGTGCTAATGTAGAGATACGTGATCTTGTAGGAGAAGAAAACTTCTTCTTATTTGGTCATGATGAAAAGGGTATATCAGAATTATGGCAAAATGGATATGATCCTAAACATCATATAACTCCAGAACTTTGGGAAGTTATAAACCTTGTTAAAGGTGGGCATTTTAGTCAGGGAGATAAGGAGAAATTTAGACCTCTAATAGATAATTTACTTAATCATGATCCTTTCTGTGTGATGGCAGACTTCTCTGATTATTGTGATGCACAAGATCGTGTGAGTAGTGCGTGGAAGAATCGTGATGGGTGGAATAGAATGTCTCTGTTAAATACTGCTAGATCAGGATTCTTTTCTTCTGATAGATCAATTAGAGATTATTGTGAAAGAATATGGACAATTTAAATACACCTCCAACTTTAACTGACCAGATATTAATTAAAAAGAAATTTTTATCAGAACAACAATGTCAAATTATTATTGACGAGTATGAGAATTTGCCAGGTGAACCTACCAGAGAACATTGTCCCCATGCTTTTACTGGAGAAGATACTTGGTCAACCTTTACTATGAAAAATCCCACTACGGGTGGAGAAGCTTTTAAGTTAATTCATAATGCTGTTGAAAAAATGGTATGTGATTATCAGGACTATCTTGATACTTTTAATGCTTTTCATGTGATGAGAAGAGTATCATTAATGTATCCACATATGTATCGTATCATGAAATATGATACTGGTGCATGGATTCATCCCCATGTAGATCATGATCCAGAGGTTTATGGTAGTTGTACTATTAATTTAAATGATGAGTATACTGGAGGAGATTTTGCTTTTTGGGGTGGTAAGCATAAGGTAAAGTTGGAGAAAGGAGATGCGATGATATGGCCAGCAGATTATTACTGGGTACATGAGGTGGAAGAAATAATGTCTGGATTTAGGTATTCTGTTAATTGTTTTCTTAGAAGTACTCCATTAACATTATCTGAAGAAAATAAATTTGACGTATGGGTTCCTGATAATATGAAGAAATTTGTAGCTTGTGATGGAAACCGACCACTAGGATACAAGTAAACTATTATAATTAGTGGTGTACGCCTTCGGGGTACATAATTCACACTCGCTTAATAAGGAGAACAATGACTAATTTAGCACAGTACCATTCTGCTAATCTTCCAGAACTAATGAAGATTATCAAACAAAATGGCATAGGTATGGATGATTACCTAGACAGATTTTTTAATGAACCCTCACAAACAACAAATTATCCACCTTACAATTTAATACAATTAAATAATCATGAATCGAAATTGGAAATCGCACTTGCAGGTTTCAAGAAGGATGAGCTCAAAGTCTATACGGAGTTTGGAAAGTTATATGTACAAGGCAAGAAAGAAGCAACAGAAGTCGATGGAACGTTTGTCCATAAAGGACTGGCCCAACGAAGCTTCGAGAGAGTTTGGACGGTCTCCGACGATACAAAGGTTGGATCCGTCGAGTTTGTTGATGGACTCCTCACCGTACAGTTGAACAAGATAGTTCCAGAGCATCATTCTAGAAAGGACTATATCTAAATAGAACTGAATATCGTTCGCCGCAGACAGAGGGGAAACTGGCACAATCCAGTTGACACCCCTCTTTTTTATTGGTATAATTAGTACAGATAAAGTTTTATTATGAGTGAAGACGCTAATCGAATTGCTTCAGCACTGGAAAGAATAGCTACTGCTCTTGAAAAAGGTGCTCATATAAACATCGATCATGGTCATATAGAGCATATAGATCATGTTGATGCTATTGATAATATTCAGCATGGAGATGTTGATGTTCACAACCATTCATTTTAATCATGCCTAAAGAAAAAGTACATGTTCCAGTAGTGGAACCAAAAACAACTTCATGTGTAGAATACATTGAACTCGGTAGGACTGTAACTCCTCAACCAGTATTCAGAAAGGATACTATTCGTGTTAGAGTATTGCAAAGAAGTTTGGGTAATCCAGCAGAAACTTTTGATACAGAAAAGCATTGGGAATATGATGTTCCATGGCCTGTTGAAGAAGTTAAGGTTGAGGAAGTAGTTGTAGAGAAGCAACCAGAAAAGAAAACTGTATTGGAAAAAGTAAAGAGGGTAATATTATAATGCCTGAACAAACAAAACTTAAGTTTTCCATCAGACAAGATGGATTAGTTTCAGAAGAAGTTTTCGGTACTGTCGGTAACGAATGTGAAAACTTAACTAAATCTATAGAAGAAAAACTTGGTGAAGTTACTTACATAGAACATAAACCAGAATACTATCAACAAGAAAATGTCACACTTCAGCACAATCAAGACCAAAATCAGGAACAAACCACAACTACTTGAAGCTTTAGAACTTCTACAATATGATGTTCAAGAGGATCAAGAGTTAGTTAATCCTACTAATCATCAGCATGAAAAAGTAAAGGTGGATGTTTCTATAGGGAATGATATTGGATTTCGTTTGAATAGTAATGGTGAATATGAATTGGTTGCTGATATTCAAACATGGAATCAGTCTATTCCACCAGAAAGACTAATTGAAAAAGTCACTCAACAGTATGCTAGAATGACAATTCACAATACTGTTAAGGAAATGGGATTCCAAGTAGAAGAAGAATGGGAGATGGATGATAATAGTATTGAATTAACAGTTACACGTTGGACTTAGATTATGACACTTAAAGTTGTGGTTTTACAATCACAGGAACAATTAATTTCAAATGTAAAGGAAATTGTATCAGAGGATAAAGTAGTTGCTTATTTACTTGATAATCCTCATAGATTGGATGTAAGTACTTTTACTGCGGAAACTTCTGTAGAAGTTACTTTATCACCTTGGATATTAGCATCTGCTGATAAGGAGATACCAGTTCCCAATCATCATGTGGTTGCTATAGTGGAACCTTTAGACTCAATTAAAGAAATGTATTTGGAGAAAACAAATGGAACAAGAAGTACAAACGATCAAACTGATAGTTCTGACGACGGGACAGAATCTGATAAGTGAAATTACAGAAATGGGTACTGCTGATATTGGGCAACCTGACTGTAAATTAACTAATCCTTATGTTCTAACTGGCGATAGGACACTTGAACAATTTTTAATAGGTGTCACAAGGGATGATGCTTTTATGATAGGATCTGATAAAATACTAACAATAGCAGAACCTACACCTACACTGCTTGAAAAATACTTGGATTTGACTAAGGAATGAGATTTTATACAAACGTTCAGATGGTTGGAGACAACTTCTTGGTACGTGGTTACGAAGATGGTAGACACTTCGCAACCCGTGAGAAGTTTTATCCAACCCTTTTTGTTGACTCAAAAAAGAAAACGAAGTATAAAACATTAGAGGGTGAATATGTAGAGGCGATTGAACCAGGTACTGTACGTGAAAGTAGGGACTTTATAAAGAGATATACTGACGTAGAGAATTTTAATATTTACGGTAATGAAAGATTTATCTATCAATACATTTCTGAGAAGTATCCAGAGAAGGAACTCAAGTTTGATATTGAGAAGATTAAATTGGTTACTCTTGATATTGAGGTTAAGTCCGAACAAGGATTCCCTGATGTAGAATCTGCTGCTGAAGAGATACTTCTTATATCAATACAGGATTATACTACCAAACAGATTAGAACTTGGGGTTTAGGTTCATTTAATAATAAACAAGATAATGTAACATATAAAGGGTTTAGAACAGAGTATGAACTTCTAAATGATTTTATTAATTGGTGGATGATAGAGGAGAATACTCCTGAAGTTATTACTGGTTGGAACAGTAAACTTTATGATATTCCATACATGTGTCGTAGGATTGAAAGAATCCTTGGTGAGAAATTAAAGAAACGTATGTCCCCTTGGGGATTGGTAACAGAAGATAGAACTGTTATCATGGGACGAGAGCATATTACATATGATATTGGTGGTGTATCACAGTTAGACTACTTAGACTTATATAAGAAGTTTACTTATAAGGCACAGGAATCTTATCGTTTGGATTATATTGCTAGTGTAGAACTTGGGCAGAAGAAATTAGATCACTCTGAGTTTGATACATTTAAAGATTTCTATACAAATGGTTGGCAGAAATTTGTAGAGTATAATATAATTGACGTGGAACTTGTTGACCGTTTGGAAAGCAAGATGAAGTTGATTGAACTCGCACTCACTATGGCATATGAAGCCAAGGTGAATTATGAGGATGTATTCTATCAGGTTCGTATGTGGGACACGATAATTTATAACTATTTAAAGAATAGGAATATAGTTATTCCTCCCAAGAACAGATCACAAAAAAGCGAAAAATACGCAGGTGCTTATGTCAAGGAACCGAAACCAGGAAAGTATGATTGGGTGGTTAGTTTTGACCTCAACAGTCTGTATCCTCATCTTATTATGCAATATAACATT